ATAACTCGCTCCAATCCTGGGCTGTCGTTCGACGTTGTCGAGCGGCAGTCTTGGGGGATGCGAACTGACCTGGATGGATCTTTGGTTGAGAGCAGCGTGTTCGGTACACGCATCCACGCCGAGATTGAGCAGGCCATATTGCACCTCATGCATGGTGCTGATTATCACAGCGAGTATGAATCATACTATCGCCCATTCCTACAATGGATGGACAAGAACCAGGTATTTCCCGAAGCCGCAGAGCGTATGATATTTGATGCCGATTTGATGTTGGCGGGTACGATGGACCTCATCGCAGAGATGGGTGGCCAGGTATGTATTTTCGATTTCAAGACTCGGGAATGCAAGGGGGCAGATCCTCGGACCAAAACATATCCCAAAGACGCGATGCAGCTAGCGATCGGTGCTGACATCATTCGGCGTCAGCTTGGTGCTGATTACAATTTGCCCATCTACTCCGTGATCATCGATACTGAAACATGCCAGACGGGTGTGAAACGATGGACCGAAAAGGCACAAATGAAACACCTTAAAAAAGCACTAGCCACCAATCATTACTACAATGTGATGAATGATTTGTACGCATGATTATAACACTGAACGAAACCGAACAGAGGCTGGCAAAATATATAGCCAAGAAGCGTTACGAATATGATAGGTCTGTAAATGCCACCGCGACAATATATGGGAAAGGAACGCCCGAGGAGAGAGAGCTTGATTCAGTGGCGGCAGAGATCGCTTTCTGCAAACATCAAAACATTTGGCCAGATATGGATGCGGAACATTTCGGGCTTGAGGATTGCCTACTGGCTAACGGCAAGCTGGTGGATGTTAAAACGACCCGCAGAGAGAATGGCAGACTCATGGTCAAGGCCATCAAACGAAAAGAGGTCTGCGATTTGTATGCACTTGTTGTTGGCCGTTTCCCGAAGTTTCGGTTTGCTGGTTGGATGGCGGTCGAAGAACTTTTTTCAGAGGACAGGCTGGAGCATAGATTACAATATCCATCCTATGTCGCTACACAAAGTGAGCTTCAAACTTAAACAGCCGCTATATGGAGAAGCCTTATAATGGAGGAGAATGGACAACAGCTCGCATGCGATCGTTTATCATGTCCGCCCTACGTCGGGCCATGTGGCCTGTTAAATATAGGGCTATCCGGGATAGCTATGTCGAGGATGGCACTAATCCCAAGACGGGTCGCAAATGCCGCCTGCACCGTTGCTCGGAATGCGGCGATCTATACCCGCAGAACCAAATGCAGGCAGACCACATTGAACCTGTTGTACCGCTGGAGGGATTTGATAATAAGGTGTGGCTGGAATACGATTGGAATGAATTATTACAACGGCTCTATTGTGAGGCCGATGGGTTGCAGGCGGTCTGCAAACCCTGCCATAAAGAGAAGAGCCTAGAGGAAAGAAAAAAGCGAAATGAATACAGAAAACAGAACGCAATATGACAAAGCCCAGGAAACAATGGGCAAAAAACACTCCCTCACTAACATTGTGAAGGAGAAGCCATCAGTACATTGGGCAAAACTATTACAGAAACATGTGGCAGATAAACGTATTCGCGGGTGGGCTGCATCAATCATTTGGTGGGCATACCCTACTAGAATTTCTCCTACCCGTGGCCATCTCCTATATGAGATGATGGAGCTATTTAAACCATCTGTATTTGGCCGAGATGAGGAACTAAATTCAGCTTTTGAAAAGCTAGGCTTGCCCAAGCCAGTACACGAAACCTTCCAACCCACACACCCAACAAACCGCCAGGCAAAAATATTAGGACACTTATGACCTCCATCACAATCGAAACAAAATATGGCCATTGCGAGGTGAGCATGCAAGACGATGATTTGACCATTGATGAAATGATCGCGCTGTTCGAGCAAGCTCTCTCCGGTATTGGATACCACTGGCACGGCAACATCGAACTAATGCCGGATATGACCATCACCTTCAATGACAAATAAACAACTCATCGACCACGCCGAAAAGCTGTATGCCGAATTGACATCGGTATTAGCGGCAAAGAGTAACGATTATACCGGGGGCGATGGTGCCTTCGCAAATTTCAACATGGCGTCTGAATATGGTGTAGATCCCCTTGTTGGATTGTGCATCCGTATGGGCGACAAAGTGAAGCGTATCCAAACCTATTGCAAAACGGGTGAATTGAAGGTGAGCCATGAAGGCATCGAGGATGCATTCAAAGATCTCATCGGATATTCCACCATAGCACTCGCAATGCTCAACGAAAGAACCTACCCGTAAACATATGAAACCTGAAGATATCACTGACGATCAACTAAAAGACCGATTGATTGAGAACATGTTCAATCAGCAATCCGTACTGGATGTTTTTGCATCTATGTCCACGAACACCTACATCAACTATGCTCACCAAGTGGCAAAGGAGAAGGTGGCCAAATCCTGGGAAACGATCACCGGATCCCAGATCGATGAGCTGAAAGCCCAGATGGTTGCGGAGGCGAACACAGAGGAGAAGTAGGCTTATGAATGTTGAATGGGGCGAAGTAGCTCTGTGGAGCAAGTTTTGGATGTCCTCTGATTCGGGATTGCCGCGAAGTATATGCCCGGTAATTGGCGGCGTTGACCATCGCTGCGTCTGGCCGCTGGATCGATCTAAACTCAGTATCGAATCAAACGAATCGACGTACTATTTACAGGAGGTCAATATCGGTGGAGAGAAATTTATTGCTTACCGAACGGATGGACTGTCTGACAAAGATTTTAAGACCATGCTTCAAAGCTGGATAGTCGGATATTACGAAAATAAAATCGATGAACTTGCTCAAGAAAAAGTGGAGATTGCTTGACTCCCACTTTTTCATCCCCACGATGATCCTTGTTATTCATAATTATTGGTTAGTCATCAACAGCCAGCAGGTGGTTTTTTCTTTTTTTCCCACCTGCCACAAGGGGGACCCGAGAGGGTCCCCCTTTTTTATGTATGACTAACTTGCCCGAGCCGTAGCTGTCGGGCCTGACGATGCTTACCGCCCAGGCGGTAGATATGGGAGCATACTTCTTTCCAGTATGTCTAGCCTTTGTAGCTCTCGAATGAGGGGTCTGTTCGATCGCGTTAATCGGTATGGACCACTGGGATCAATCAACCTACGGAGTCGATCCTCTGGGTTCATCTTCTTCAGGAGCATTAGCGATGCTGGCATAGCAGGTTGGCCCCGTCGGGCTTTCCTTACCATTCGCTTATGCGTATCCATCAATTTTTTGATCTCCCTAGGATCCACCCCTTGGCCACGCATGGCCCGTATAGCACGGATGCGTTGTTCTGGAGTGTCCCCGAGGGACTCATATATCTCTGTCTTAGTGAGGGGTTCTTCGTATGGCATCGGGCTGTAGTAGCCTGTGATGCTTTCAAATTTATCATTGGTGGATAGGGCTGTCTTATCCAAGACATTGAGTGCTTGCTCTCCATCCAATCCCAACACCTTCAAATTGTTGTAGTGGCCCGTGATCTTCTTTAGGATGCCTTCGCGGTCCTGGTTGAGTTTGACGTAGTTCCGATCGTACTGCTCCTTGATATCATACTTGCGGCTAGTCCCAAGCAATCCTTTGGCGTTATTGATAGCAGTGGCATCGGGAGCTAGCCGCCGGGCGGCGTCACGCTCAATGTCATATTCCTCCCAACGTAAGCCAAAAAGTCGGCCCACCATAGACCCTACCTCTAGGGCGTTCTCAGTACCCCTCAAGGTTTTGTTCCACTTATCCAACTCCCGGACAACACCCGGCTCAAATGCTGCTTGGATGAACGCATTGGCATTATCCATATACCTATTTAATAGCCCAGGATCAACGCTGATATCCCGGCCATTCTGGTCCTTGCCAAACAAATTACTGGATGCCTGGAGTAAGAATGTACCCTCACCCAGAAAGTTTTCTTTGAAAAGTTTTGGCAACACCTCCAGTGGCTCGTCCTTAAATCCTGCAACAAACGCAGAGGTCATGAGGGTTTGCGGAACCAAGTATTCAGTATCCATATATTTGCCCGTCTTGCCATCCGCATTAGGAATGTATAGGAGTCGTTTGCCTCGGTGCCAACTCTTGGCTACTGTTTGGTTCAGTGCTAGTTTCTCTTCGTCGGACAAGTTTTTGTATTTGTCTCCAAACAAATCCTTGGCCTTGCTTCCAACGATTTCCACTGCTGTTCCTGCACCACCCATGACTATGGAAAATCCGGCTAGCCTTTTCATTCCCATGCGTCTCAATCCGGCTTCCCCTTTTTCGCCAATGCCTATTCCATCAAGACCAAGTTCGCCCAACAATCTTTTTGGATCGCTTAGCATCATGTAAATATACCTGCCTTGATTGTAGGTGTTACGCATTAGCTCCGCCGTGAAGTTTACGAACGGACTGGCAATACCTATTTGAGAAAGTTTTTTGATGAATGCTGGCACCCTCTCATAGTCCTGGAAGGTATTGCGTACAATACGCATAGCAGCTCTTTCAAGGGCTTCTTTATTACCCTCTTGGGCTAGTTCTGGAATGGCCTTCTTTAACTGACGCTGAGTTCCCTCCCACGCCATATAACGCATGGTGGTATCACCCATGTTGTAAAATTTGGAAAATGGATCGGCTATGGTTTGGTTGAGATCGCCCAATACCCCACGGTTGCCAGCCTTCCTGATTTCGCTGGTCAATACGTTGGCACTGCCGCCGCCTAGTTCCTCGAAAGTGAGCATTCGCTCTAGTCTTTCTTTACCCTTTTTGCCTTTTCCTAGAACAGCATTTCTCAGAGAATCAAACTCGGAAAGCGAGAAACGCATTCCCCTTACAATATCCCGAGATCCTTTGACCCCAAATGGAAATACGCCGGATGCTATCACGGACGAGAAGTTGCCGATAAAATTGGGTGCGTAGGATGCCGGGTTGTAGATGGTCTTCGATATTTTGGATAGAGCATTTAAGCTCTTTAAGTTGTCCAAGACAAAACGACCTACGGCGTTATTCATCAAGTATCCAGCATCCGAATAAAAGATGTCGCGGAGGGCGTCGTTGACCTCCTGGGGTACTCGTACATCCTTCATCAGCTCCCTGCCATATGCAGTTTGAGTAAGGATCTCTTCAGTGGCCTCGGTACTATTTATCCCCAACGCCTTCTGGACTGATGGAGCTTTAAATATAGTATTTAGTGCATCGTCTGTTTGCAACGCATTGACCAACCTAGATGTTTTATTGATGGTCTGAAAAATCTTTTCGCCGGGATCAGTGATTTCACCAAGATACTCCTTCAGCTCTTTACTCAAGTCGCCACGGCCTTCCAGGATCCCTTGTGCTTGGAATGTTATCTCCTGTTTGTCTGCTGCACGCTTTTGGGCTAGGCTAGGATCCTTCTGTATAGCCCTTGCACTATACCTCTTTCTCTGAGCCATCTCCTTCTTGGCTTGTTCCCTGGCTTCGTTTCGGATGGAGTCATCCAAATCCACGTTTCTTTTGCCCGCTATTCTTTTGGCTATCCTTGCAGTTTCACCTTCAATGGCTTTCGCCTCAAGCTCCGCACTTGGATTGTAGGTTTTGTCCGCATAGAATCTGTATGAACGGGTTACAAAGTTTTTGTTTTCAATACTTTTCTTTATAACAGTGATAACCCTCTTCCGTAGCTCATCATCAAGTGATTCGCCGAGATCGCCTGCTAAATAGCCGATAAGCGTTTCTTGCAATCGCTCTAGCTCCTCCCTATACATCTCAAGCTCTTTGCCCACGGCATTGCGTAGACTTTCAGGCAAATCACCCAATGCAGCTTCTCCGCTTAGAAAACGATCGATGTTTGCTTCCATCTCAATACGATCCTGCGGTGTAAGACGCGACTTCCTTAACGCTTTATTAACAGCCGATTCAGCTATGGTAGCGATGCGGTCGGAACGATTGCTCAGTTCCTTTATCTCTCGCAGTTCAGTGGCAATTCGATCGCCTATGTTTTTGGATGGAAGAACCGTCCTTCTAAACCTTTCTCCCAGACCTCCGACATAATTGCGTAGCTTTTCAGATGGAAGGATGATTTTGAATGCCTTCCTAATGCCTTTCCCAAGTGGTCCTGGAACATTGTTCTGGTCAATCTTTTCAGCAACGTCAGCCAGGCGGCTAGCATCTTTGGTCTGAATGGTCTTATCTATTAGGGAATCAATGACCTCGCTGTTCTTGTCTTTCCACTGACTATCCAAATCATTATAGTCCTTTAATAAGCGTTGTTTAAATGCTTTGGCCTGTCGCCCTTTGGCATCATTAAACGGCCTAGCCATGCCAAGGCTATTGATGGATGCCAAGTCGGGATAGACTACGCCTTTCTCTCTTCCTTGCATTATCCGATCATCAACATCTTTGTTGCGTTTATCGGATGCAGCGTTGATAAACCTATCCAGTTTTAGTGATGCATCTTCAGAGCTTATAGAATTGGACAAGTCCCTATTGATGGCATTATATACCTGGTTGCTCATGGCCACCTGGCGTGTATCAAGGCGTTCAGTAAGACCATCTCTGAAAAACTGACTTCGGGTGCCAATAACATCTTTGAAGACATCGGTCTTATCGACCTCTTGCCCCATGATAACGTCTTTAACCTCTTTGGCTTCTTTGGGGTCCGAGAGTGAATTTTCCACCTCGTCTATTGTGCGTCCGCCTAGTTTATTAAACAAACCCTTCTGGGCGGCTACACCAATACCTGTACCCAATGCACCACCAAACGCCGTACCTATCGCTCCACTTTGGACAAACTCATCGAATGTGGGGAAACGCTGCTCGTCTATAATCGTCTGTACAGTTTTTTCACCCATGGCTATACCGCCGCCACGGATGGCTTCCTTACGAGCAAATTCGGCCAATGGACGAGCAGCTATCTTACCTGTAGTGGTAGCAGCTAATTTACCTGCACCGGGTATTAGATTGAGGAGGCCAGAGGCTATCATACGGCCAATAGAAAAATCTTCACCCTCAATCTTCTGAGCGGCATAGTTGGAAGCCATACCACCACCGATAGCTAATACGGGTATGGATAGGCCAAATGTTGCAGGAGCCAGGGCGTACCCGGCAGCGGCTGATAACCCGCCGCCAACAACATCAACGCCCATTCCGGTAGCCACACGGCCAAGACCGGGTCCTGTTTCCACAGGTAGTCCGGCCATTCCGGTGGCTGCTTGTCGCCTCCTCTCAAGCTCTTCTTGAGAGGGATATGATCCAACGATTTCTGGCATACTATTCTACGGGCGTTACGGTGGATTGATTCCGATTTGATCGCTCGCGACGCAGCCGCTCACGTTCAGTGACTGGTATCATATCACGAACAAATTTTGCGATTTCAGACGGCAACTCATCCAATCCGTATTGCTCTACAAAAGAAGGCATTTGGAACATGTTCTTTAGAAGTTCATGCACCTTTCTTTGGGCGGGGGTCTGTGCTGAAGTTTTTGGCATAGACATAATTTTATCGAGTCTAGCCTTCTCCAACTCCTCCAAAATTTGTTTCTTATCCTTCCCCTTGTATTTCTCTATCAGCTCCATCCTTGCAAGCTCCTTGGCATTTTTAAATGCAGCTTGCCTGGCTTTCAGTTCTTGTTTTTGAACCTGTCTTTCATTTGGAAGTTCGACCGCAGCTGGAGGTGCTGATCTACGCCTTGCAGCTACCCGCCCTGGAGCTGAAACTATTGTTGGTTCAATGACTTCTGGTTCAGTGGCTGTTGGACCAGCCCTTCGGGCGGACCCTTGACCAATGCGGTTAGTATCAGTTTCCGTAGGTATATATTGTGGACGTGGAGACCTTCTAGATCTTCCTGTAGAAAACAATCTATCTAAAAACCCAGGTTGCTCTTCGGGTTCCTCTTCAGTTGTCTTCAAATAAGCATCTCTCCTGCGATTAACAGACTCCTGTGCAGCAAACCGACGCATCCTCTCAACCTCTTCGGGGGAAAGGAAATCCATCTTTGCCAGTTCTGCCTCCAGTTTTTCTGAGTCCACCATATTGTCCTCAGTGAAAATGTTATCAGGCAGTCTGCTAAATAAAACTGTTTCTGCTTCGGTTGGAGCAAACGGCCCAGCATCCGCAGGCTGTCTGCCAAAAGCAGTTTCGCCCAATGTAACATCATAACCCAAGGTGCGATCGGTCAAATCTTGAACAGCCCGATTGTATTCAGGCGTACCCTCTGCAAACTGCTCCTTGATCAACGCCAACCCCTCAGTATAAGCCTCTGGCAACTCAGATCCTGTACCCAAATCAAATGTCGCTCCAGTCTTCGTATTGTAAACGAAAGTGCGGCCCCCGATTGTCCTCTGCTCAAGCATTTCGCCGGGGTTGCGTTCGTTGTATATATTCAATGCACGAACAGCATCACTGGAGCTTAGTCCTTGCAACCCTGTCATCAGGTCTTCTTGTGTGAAGCCCTCTCCATATATACTACCAACCAATGTGGTTAGTGCTTTACTGGAGGCTTCTTCAGCTTCACGTTGCTTGGCATCTATATCATATTGCTCAATCTGTTTCTGGGTAAGAGCAATTTGGGCGGCAGACTGCTGTGCAAGTCGATCGGCTTGCTGGGTTTTCATTCCGAAATCTAAAACACTTTCGGCACCCGCTACCTTCACTAGTCCAGCGGCATCAGTGACACCAGGCATTTGTCTTCGGAATGCTGGATCTGCGATGAGGCCCTTTGCTATTTCTAGTGCGGCCTCGTTCTTCTCCCTCTTGGCAGCTTGCTCTTTCTGTTTCTCAAACTGAACGCCCAAGGTGTTCATAAGACCAGCAGCAGCCTGAGACTTAGCTCGCTGTGCAGCGGCTAGGTTGGTGATAGATGGTGCCAATGCGGCTAGTGCCGTTGGCGATGTCCTTCCTGTAAATGTAGCCATATTAAGGTCCTCTTATTAGAAATAACGAAATGGGTTGTTTGCTTGAGATTGCTGTGGGAAGTATGGAGGAGTCCCCAAGGTCTGTTGCTGTAGTCCAGCAGATGGTCCTCCACGGAACCCGCTAGCTAAGGTTCCAATCCCTTGAGCAATTAGATCCAGCCTACCAGCTTCTGCCATCTGTTCTAATGCTTGTTGGTTTAAGCTAAATTGGCGTTCACCAGCCTCCAGTCCAAATATATCTGTTGGGCTAGGTGTAGCCGCTGCGGCTTGTCTTCCAATATCTCCAGCCAATGCTAGGCCAGGACCAAGATCGGCAGATCCTATGGCAGCTTGGGTGAATGGCGACATAGCGTATGCTTCCTGGCCAATCAAAGCTCCAGTGGTTCCGCCAATGCCAAGCAAATCCTGTAGGTTCTGGGAATATAGGCCACGCTCTTCCTGCATGATGTCCCCTATTTCGGTGGCTAGGGCGGCTGTATCAGCCCCTCTGCCCAATGCCCCAAATCTAGCTCGGGTGGCCTGTTCCACCTGTTGCCTCTCGCGGCCAGTCAAACCCTTTTCTAGGCGTTCCTGTGTGGTCTGGAAGGCACTCTCTAGCCCCGGCAGCACTGTCCCCCTCACTTGGGAGAGAGCTTCCATGGGTTCTGTGCCTTTAGCAACAATATCTGCGTATGTCGCGTCTGGACCTAGCCCTGGATCAAACAAGGCACCCAATGCTCCCCGCTGTTGTCTCGATGCTTCTTGGGCAATATCGAAAGCACTAATGTCATCGCCTTCCATACCCAATACCTGTTGGGCATATGCGGTTTGGCCTGCGCCAGTGACATCTGCCATCCTTTGGGCGAACTCCCCGCCCATTCCACCGCCAGGTCCGCCATACATATTGAAGAAGTCTTGTAGCTCCTTTAGTGTGCCGGGCGTGTCGCCCGTGGCCATAGCGGACGGTATAATCCTACCCATTGGGTCTAAAGTGTATGTTGGTGTGGTGGTAGTTGTTGTGTCGTCCATATCATCGTCTCCTGGTAAAATTGCTGGTACTGTAGTTTCTTCGTCATCGTCTCCTGTCAGTGTGACTGCTGCACCCCCTGCTAAAAGTGGCCCCACGGGGAAAGATACGTTAGGTCCTAGTCGGACGCTGCCTCCTCGGCCTGGGGTAAAAATGCCGCTGGATCCTCGATATCTACCCCTGCTTGGGCTGGTTCCGTAAACAGTGTCTGGATATTCGGGGGTACTACTGGTTACGGAATATCCGCCGTCACCGTCATCTCCGAGCAGTAAACTATCGTCTGTACCAGTCAGGATGTCTTGTTCCAGCTGGGAGTAGTCTATCCCGAAATCTTCGTATGGTTGGTTGATATAATCATAAATCCAGTCTGGAGTATCGGCTGCATCAACTTGAAGAGGATCCAACTCAAAGACTTGGTCGGAAGCCAAATCCAAGTCGTCGTAGTCTTCTTCGTCTTCGTCGTCTTGGTTGTATTCGTATTCTTGCATCCTTATCCTTCTAATGTCTGCACTCTAGCCTCCAAAGCCTCTATCTTAGCTACAGCCTCTTGCAATGCTGCTGTCAAAAGCGGTACTAGTTTAGATTGGTCAATGCCTTGATATACTGGGTTTCCTTCATCGTCTACTTGGTCCTTTTCACCGCTGATAGACTCTGGAACCACTGAACTTACTTCATGAGCAAAGAAACCATCTACTGTAGTGCTTGGATCTCTAGTAAAGTTAAAACGATATGGCTTGAGTTGTTTTAATCGACTAATACCATCTGCAATATCTACAGTGTTTTCTTTTAAACGGTAGTCAGAGGATGTATTGTACGCCGTAGAACTTGAAGTGATTGTAATACTACCAACAACATTGTCTTGGTCCCCAGACTGGCCGTTTAAATCAGCGAACTGAACCACCTTGTCGCTCTGAGCGTTCAGCGTAGTATCTGTCGCTAAATACAACGCCCAACTATTCTTACGAGACATATACAAGGAAGAACCGTTAGTTCCACCGTCTTCAAGTACCGCTCCAAATGTCCCGGCACTATAACCTGGAAATGACCCTGCACCACTCAAATTGTGTATCAACTCTTCATCTAGTGTTAAGTCATTAACAAATCTTCCAGTACCATTAACATCCAGCTTGTAAGAAGGAGTATCGTCGCCAATGCCAACATTTTGGCTTTGATCTATAAACAATCCAGATGTTCCAACACTCCCTGCACCAGTTCCACCTGTAGCAATCCTCAAGGCACCACTTGAAGGAGTAATAAATTGAACAGAGCCAGTGTTGTCTGCAAGTTCTATGTAAGCTGTTGCATCAGTAGATTCAAACAACGCTACTTGGTTGGTGCCTCCAGAATTTACGTCTAGCCTGTGAGAAGGCAAATCAGTTCCAATGCCTACATTGCTACTGCTGGTAACAGCAAGTGCTACATTTGACCCAACAGCACTACCAGAGCATATTTGAAAAGAATTTGCACTGTCATCTACTCCGAATGCAAATACATCACTGCCTGCGGATGTTAATTTAAACTGAGGATCGCCTCCAGCTATATTTATTTCTACAGTTCCCGATGAAACAACATCCCTAATAAACCGAGCAAGTGGCCCTCCACCACCACCGCCAGTAACTCGGATGCCTACACCCGTTGCTGCATCGTCGTTTATATCTAATAGGTAGTCTGGGTCTGCTGTACCAATGCCTACGTTGCCGTTGCCCTTAACCAGTAATACTGGTGTAGCAGATTGAGTGCGAGCAACTAAAAGATCTCCACCCGAAACAACAGCAGAATTGGCATATAGGTCCAACAGGGCTGTGCCGCCAGTTACAAAATCTGACTCAAAATTACCACCACTAGCATTAGACTCAACTCTTAGTCCAAACTCAGTATTAGACTGCCCATCATAATTAATATACGCTCCAGATGAAGTGGTGTTCTCAATGTGAAGAGTATTAGAAGGCGACACAGTTCCAATGCCTACGCTGTCAGCAGACGCATCTACAAACAATGTACCGGAGTCGAAGTTAGCGTCATCAGATGCTGTAAGGGTAGTAAACGATCCAGTTCCTCCAGTGACATTTCCTGTGACATTACCCGTAAGACCACCGGATGCAGACAAGGTGGTAAATGCTCCAGTGTTGGGCGTAGAGGCTCCAATCGGGCAGTTATTTAGGGAACCGCCAGTGAGGGTCTTGCCTGTTAGCGATGTATCCATGCTGAGAACACCAGTGGACGCATTAACAGTGAGTCCAGTTCCTGCCGAAACAGCAGTGGTATTTAGGATGGCGTCATCAATTAGGTTGTTCAGTGCGTCGGATGTAATCTGCTGTCCATCCACAAATGCGCTAGTAGTGTTTTTAATTATGGTTCCCATTATTGTGCTTCTTCTAAGTTTCTAAATGTTGTTGCTCCAGCTACCTTCACTGCTCTCAGTTTCGGGCGACCAGTGGATGTAGCTAGTTTAAGCTGTAATCCATAGGCTCTCCTATTGCCAATTCGGCTTCTAAGAGAATAGTCTTCCGCAACCTCCAATGGACTGCCTCCATTTATGGTTTGCAATGTACCCAAATTGGTTTCGGAATCTATGTTCTCAGTGATAGCCGTCACATCGCCATTACTTCCCTGGGTGCTACTAGATTCTATATGCAGCTCATAGTTGTTCCATTTCTTGCGATCAATGGAGGATAGTGTATACATCCTGGTGGTGGCCGTCCCGGAAACGGGAGCATCTACAGCAGCTTGGCCCACGGCTGGAACATATTGATCATTCGAACCCAACGAAGATTCTAGCCTGTGAACGCCGCCTTGCTCATTAACAGCATACACCGCTCGATCATTTCCATCGCCTGCGACAACCAAATGCGTATATTCCCATTCTGGATTGGAGACGCTATCAACCGATTCCCAGTTTTTGTTCACAAAATTGTATATGACAATTTTGTTATTGGTAGTGGATGATCCGAATGGAGCAGCCAGATAATATCTGTTGTTAAAATAGACACCTACCGCTTTGTCGGCATAAGACTTATTTATGTCTTGTATGGTGGCTTCAATGGTAGCCGATAGTGGCAGGTCGCGTCCACGGAGGTTGTATAGGTCCTGGAAGTCTACGCCATAAATGCCATTATCCGACAAGAATATCAAATTGTTTCCCACCTGCACAATGCTCCGCCGAGCCAAGCACCCCACCTCATTGGTAATGAGCGTACTTACGGCATCCTTTAGGACCAGGCTATTACTGACCAAGTGTATGCTATTGCGATTGAATACTACCAACTTGTCTTCCGAAAAAGAATGGAAGCCTACCAAATAATCAGATGTTCCTGCGTTAAATCTAAACTGCCCATATATCCTATCGTATGTATCTCCATCCAATATCTGAGAGAAGATGGCCTCATCCCTTACGGCACGATCGGTGATGGTGGGCGACGCATTGGTTCCATCAATATCATACCGATATGGCATTACCAAACGACGCTGATGATATTCGGCGAATGGGGGAGCTGGCATATGGGAATATCCCAATCCACCAGAAACCACCCGAGTAAATACGGGCGTGGAGGTCAGACTCGCACCATCGGTGACATGTTCATCTGTCTGACCAGACTCAATGTAAAATTCAAATCCGTGAGCAAGTGCCAAGGTTTCGTCTCCGCTCAAAGTTGTGGTGGGGTTTTGCGGCACGTAAAATGTGATATCTGCACCACTCACTTCTGCAACAAACCTAGATCCATCTATCTTAACATCGCCAAATCCAGCAACATCTATAGGGTATCCTACGCTCAAACCGTGGCCAGCAGCCGTAACAACCACTTGATAAAGGCCATCAAACTCACCTCCAGATATAGATGTCGAGGAAGCGGCGGATATAGATGTTGCGGCACCCCCTGTAAAAACCTCTGCCACATTAAATGATGCATCTATTTTAAGCCCGGATGTTTGGTCAGTATCTAGGGTTTTCGGACCTATTACGGATATGACATCCCCCACGGCTACTCCATCAGACTGATGGACAACACCTCGATTTTCTATGATGGCAAATTCTCCAGATGCACAAACTATCTGAATGGGCTGTTCATATTCCCCACTATCGACCAAAGTGAATGTGGGGGATCCTGTCAGATCTCCATCCCACTCCATCGCCACATCCCCATCCCGGAATATGTACACTTTATTGAATGCCTGGATGGCCGTAGCATTAAATGCCGTTTCGCCTAGAGGATATGTAATCTCGGTCGCGGATCCATCACTGGTCCTTACAGCGGATGCTCCCGTACTTCCAATGCATAGCACATAAGATAGGCTATCATTGTTCGGATCGCTATATTCAATGGCATATTGGATGGTGCTGGTGGCTAGGTCATCTAATGTAGGCCCCTGGACAGTGCCGTATACAGATATAGAGGTGAGGCCACTCACTGTAACACTAATCGTACTGGCATCTACCCAGGTAATGTTGTAATTTCCATCGATGGAGACATCCCCGTCCCATCCGTTCAAGTAGAGAACATACCCGTCCCAGTCGGACTCTGCAAGACCATGGGGACTGCTAAATACAATGGTAAGAACACCGCCGGGGCCAACGGATGAAGATGAAGAATTAACAGATGGAAGGGCAGTGTCTAATATACGCACCCTTGATGTGGCTGCATCATGGGCATATAGCACCGCAGCGGCAAAGGGGGCCGATACATATTCCATGGCCTTTCTCACTTGCCATTCCCCGTTAATATCCATGCGGCCATTATCGGAAACAGTGAGGAGTCCTGGGGATAGTTGGTCTGGACGGAGCCTATTGTTAAAACCAACAAAGCCCACATCGAGTTCTTCTACGATGCGATCGTCCGTCTGACCGTAATTGTCGTATCTAGCCATTAGCAGTTCCAAGCCCTACGGCTCCAATAGTTAGCTGATAGTTTATTACTTTTACCTTTTATTCCCCCGGACCTAGCACAATAGGACTTCTTCCTGGCCGGGTTGCTTTTCTTGATGCTCATGTTGGCATCGCCAAAACGCACTATCTTTTCCTTGCCACCCTGACAGGCTTTCACAACAAATTTCTTGCCACCAGAAACTTGTCTCCGAGGCACGTTGCACTTCATATTTTTCTTATTTATTGCCACGTCTTACCGCCTTTACTCTTCTCGGTTTACCTGCTGGTTGTCCCAGTCGTTTCTTCTGGGCTATCCTTGATCGTTTCTGTGATGCAGTCATTTCTCCTTTAGTTACAGGAGTCTTGCTGCTTACACGCTTAGATGGACGACAATATGGGGTGCCACGTTTCTCTCCTTTACGGCGACCACAAGGCTTTCCAGTGCGTACATCTACCCACTTCTCCTTGAACCACCGTTTGAGAGCAGCACCTTCCTTTGTCTTCCGTACAGCCATTACTTCTTTTTGCGTTTGCCCCAGTTGGCAGCACCCACCTTGCGGCACTTAGCTATCGCCCCACTTGCATACGCAGATGGAAAAACTTTGTACCTAGCCTTTACTTTTCTGTAACAAGCGTCTTTAGGCATCACTTCTTCTTTCTACCGGAACATTTCTTGCACTTGCACCCTCTAGCAAACATTGCCATAAGGGTGGCTCCTGCATCCTTAATATCGAATAAACACTTCATTAGCGTTTTCTTCCGCCTTTAGAGCCGTACCCGCCTTTGCCTTTTCTCTTGCCGCAACCCATATTATTTGTCCTTCGTTTCTTGTTTTCTAATTTTGATGCCAAGTGTAACAAAATATATGCCAAGGCTAGTAGATACCAAACTAAGGACTCCACCAACCATTCCAAGTATTGTGTTAAGCTCTGCTATCTTGTCTAAAATAGTACCCGTTGCAGCCAATAAACCACCAAAGGAAAAGCCAAATCCTTTTATGAAAGATTCATGAGCTGCTTCTGGTAAATTCATTCTGAAAATAGTCTCTTGTTTAGATCCCGTTGCCCAAAATACCACCCGCCGTAAGCGAATGCTATTGTAAAAATTTGTTGGAGAATGATGTCTTGGTACTGCTCAGGCATCTGGAAGTACAGGATGCCAGCCAGGATGTGTACGCCTACAGCAAGTAGCGGACGAACGCTCCCCTTAAATACAAAGTGCCATATAAGCAGGCCCTTCTGCCAAGGCTTCTCAGCTATATTGGCTACAGATATTAACGCATTGCCTTCATGCTGGGCAGCTTTCTGTGAAGCCTGGAAATCTGCACTATCTGCCTCAATGGTACCCTTGTCGATCTGGAGCTTTACCATCTCCCGTTCGATTTCGGCCTGAGCCTTCATGCCCTTAATCTTCAGCCACCCAGACACACCAGCACCGATAATGCCTAATACACCACCAGTCCCCGCGTTGGTCAATGCGTGTAGAAAATCAATCATTTACGTAAGCGTTCTAGTGTTTCGGCTATAAAGTAAGCCAAAATTAGAAATGCTGCTAGTGATAGTATTACTGTCATTCCTTGCCTTTTTGCGTTACTTTGCCACCAATCCCAGCTCCCAAAAACATAGTGACCAATCCAGTAAGTTGCACCAAATCAGAACCTAAGTGCAATCCAGTAATAGATAGATAGCCAGCAATGCCTATGCACATAAACATTCCTACGCGCATACTGCTAATTGATCCATTTTTTTCTTTTATCATGGCAGCATTAGTCCTCCTGTTTGAAGGATGGGATTGGAAGAGCGGCGGGTACTCACGCCGGGGACGTGTTCATAAGCTCCTATATCCCATGTGTCCCTTGTTGTTAAGGTTGGATTGGGCCACGTTGCCGATGGAGCTATTCCTTGATTGTATTCGGCCCCAAGGGAACTGTCTCCCGCATCAATCAGAGTGGAAGAAGATAGCAATGTGTAGTCGTTGTTTGCAAAATCCGTGAACAAGGGGTCAGTGGTGTTTGAGCCGTTAGCTCCTGTGACGGTAGAGGTAGCCCCTGGAGGAATGGTAACACCATCATCATAGAAATAGTTATAGTTCCAGTCGGCGGCTTCAACGGCACCAGTAACATTAATAAATGTGCCGCCCACAATGTCAGGATCCTGAACTCCTAAATTATTCCTCATGTATAAATTAACGTTAGAGTCGGTGAACCGGATATTCTGGTCTGGATTATTGTCCTTGATGACAGTGTTATTGTAAAAATAAATTGTTGCCCCGCCTGCGGAACCACCAGCAGAGTAGCCATTGCCTCCAACTGTCCCTGTTCCTACAATAACATTCCCATAAACCTTCATAGCGGGGGTGCCACCATTGTCTGCCATTGACTGTATTTGGGTTATTGACGTGTCGCCCGTACCAGTAGTGTTGGCATTTTCTAGCCAGTTATAGCGAACAACCCAGCCGTAGGGATTGCCAGCACCACCGCCACCTTTCTTGTAAACTTGGATAATATCGTTATGGCGACTATCTGTGTTCGCTCCAGGGGCGCGTTGAATAAATTTATTGCCCTCAAGAGTTACATTGTACGCATCTCCCGAGAAAATAATGTCCGTTTGCGTGGTCGTGTTGTTACTGGTTCTCGCGTAGTTGTTGCTAATCGTTATATCGTGGCTGCCGTTGCCGTCGCCAGCGAAGAAATCAGATATATTGTCTACGGTGTTATTCTGGATTGTGATGAATGTAACGTCGTTGCTCCAGTGGGCAAAGAAAATAGCCGTACCCCCAGCGGAGCCAGTAAAAGACCAGTCCTGAACTGTAACGTATGTCGCCTCTCCTGCCGAGCCAGAAGAAACTAAAGTCCCGCTAGACCTCGCTGCAAATGTACCGCCATTTATATTTAAGTAGTCTTTGGCGTTTATATCTATAGTCGTGCTCGCATCCAGCGTTGCTGAAGTGTAATCAAGTGTCAGTCTTGTAGAGGCGTCTGTTCCGCTAACCGGAATCGTGGTGGTAGTAGTAAGCGTTCCACTAAAATACACCGTATCGCCCCCGCCTGGTGTGGAGGTTGCGTTGAAGTCGGCCATGCTCCACGCATTGGAAAGATCCGCTCCGGTTTGCGAACCCGCTCCCGTTTGCGTAACATAATAATCCGCAGCCCAAGCAGCGGGGACCAAAAACAATAATGCCAATCTACAAATCACTATATGTCCTCCAGCTACCACCATTTAACATCCAAGTTGCGTTATCGTCCGTAAAAGCGACATCAGCACCAACCCAATAAAAAGCGTCATCTGCTGTTCCATCACCCACATGAGTCCCGCTATTTCTGCCAAAAAAGTGCAAACCAGCACTTCCGTCATACGGGTTGGCTGTTACTGATGACGTTGTATTCTTTTCCCAAGCAGCTCCATCGTCAGAAACCCACAAATCCAGAGTGTTTGCAGAGTTATCAAAGGAAGCGATTAGCAAGAAAGTAGAAGTAGTGTCCGGTGTAGTGGTTGACGTTTCAACACTAAACTCCCCTCCTGATGCTCCGTCTCCATCTAATAAAAACTCAAACGAACTGTTTGTGTTGTTATATCGAACAAGCCAGCTTCTGTTGTTTCCGGTCGGGTTCCATTTTGAGACAATATACTCGTCGCCAGCCGTACTTCCCAGCTTCAGAGCCAAAGCCGCCACAAAATCATTTGACCCAGCTTCTTGACCAGCGTCGTCTACATTATACCCAGAGTCTCCAGTGTCAAAGTAAACGGATGTCCCGTTCGTTAGAGCTGTTTGCGAATAACT